TACGCCACGACCTGCTGCAGCTGCTGTTCGTTCGGACTCGGGCCGCTGCCCAGGGCCTGGGGCGGGACCATCCGACGCAGACGGACCGCCGCTTCCTGTGCTTTGTCAAACGACATCGAGCCCAACAGCAGGTCCCCGACCACGGGAACGAGAGCCGGAGCCTGCGTCAGCAACAGCGTCAACGCTTCCGCGGTCTCTTCCGCCCGCGTCCCGAACGCCGGACCGATGCCCGGAGCAACATCATACATCCCCATCTGCGGGTTGAAAATCCGTGTCGCGACAAATCCGTCTTTCGACATCTGCGTCGCGTAGGCCTGCTGCGCCGCCGGGTCGATCTGCATTTCGAACGTCTGCCCGTCGTCTCCCATAATCGAGATCACTCGGCGAGTATCATATATCCGGGGGACCAGATCAATTAGCTGCACTGTCGAGAACCGCAGTGCCTCTTCATAATTGTCCTGGAAATGGAAAGTCGCGGTGTCGGACTGGTTCTGCCGAAGGGCAATCGCCTTGCCCGTCCGCTCATTTCCCATCATCCCCATTTGATTTTGCCACTGCCCGCTCACCATCATCACCTGATTGAACGCGGTCTGCATTCCGACTTCATACGCCGGAGACGCGGTCGGCGGTTGAGTCCGCTGCGGAGCGGGGATTTCATTTCCCTCGTCGTCCCGGTTGTTCCAGATCAAGACGGAATGATTCACCGCGTTAGCAGTGTTCCACATGCTTTCGTATTCCTCGATCGCCTTTGCAGGGGCAATCCACGGGGTTTTGCCCTGCAGCGCGACAAACTCGACTTGGGCACTGGCGTTGTAATTCAGCATCCGCTGCGGGTCTTTCATCGCCCGCGTGTGACCCTTCCGATCGAGAATTCCGTCGATGACTACTTCTTCCCCGATGCACCGAATCAGCGGAATGTACTTGCCCGGCCAGGTGGTCGAGTCGACAATTTTGTCTCCGGCGATTAGATGCCACTCGACTTGTTCGACCTTGATCGGACGAGATTTGGTCAGCGGATCGTCGGCGACCGACTGTTCAATCTCCGGAGTCATATATGACTGCCGCAGATTCTTCCGTTCCCCTTCATGCACAAACGAATAGAGCTTGTCCATCACGAAGGTCTTGCGGAAGTATTCCGCAATCCGGATCGAGTTATCCGAGACCCAGTCGGAATCGCTCCCTCCGACTCCCATTGGATTGTGCCCGACTAAGTCGGCAAATTCCGGATAGTTCTCTTTCCAGAGATCGCGCGGGATATTGTCAAAGACAAACGCAAAGCGAGCATCGCTTCCATCTTTCTGAGCAATATCCGGGTCCATAAATACCGAGAGGGGGTCATTCACCGGACGCAGCAACACCTCCTTGTCGAACGTATCGTCTGCGACATAATCGGTCACAATTCTCCACCAGCCGATTCCCATGTCAATCTGAAACCCGCGGGCGACTGTGTAAATCGGCTGGGCATTCGATCGGTTCTCAATATGGCGAACTATATCCTGCATTGCCAGCGCGGACTCGATCGTCGCGCCACCGCCGGTCGGCAATACCTTGCCCTGCGATTTATTCTTCCTCGCTTCGTTCGAGATTTGCAGATTGTGCTGCTTGATGATGTTCATCGTCAGACACGGTCGCGAGTCCGTATCTCGATTCCGACGGACCGAATCCGGCCACTGGAACCCGTTATCCGAGTCGCCGTTCGCGAAGCGATAGTCATCAATACCGCGCTGCCGACTCGAGGACTCCCACTCCGAACAGCGGTTGAACCGCTTACGGGCTTCGCGGACAATCGGGTCTGCCCCGGGGATGTCAGTCATTTCATCAGTCATCCAAGCCACCCAAGATTTCCGCCGCGGCCATTACGCCCGGACCCGTTATTTTCTTTTGCCGCTCGGGCTTGTTCTTTCGCCGCGATCAGCCGATCGAGGACGCCTCGTTTGTCAACGCTTCGGTGATGCGATGCGAGAGCCATATAGCGAAACGCGTCAGCCCCATCCGAAAACTGGTCATGAATCGGCTCGTTCGAGAACGCCCCATCAACAATCCGATATCGATAATGGCGAAGCGCGTTCAGCCCGTCAGCGCATTTTTCCTGATCGAAGTAGCAGTTCGGGAAAAAGATTCTCGCCGCGTTGATACCGTCCAAGAGTGACTGCTTCGGCACAACAACCGGGGACATACCCGATTCCCGCAGCTGCTCCTCGATCGTGAGTTTGGTCCCCAGTCGCCTTGCCCGGGCATCGTGCGGGAGAAACGCATGACCGTAGATGTACGACCGGTTTTGCAGATACTTTATGAAATGGCCAATATCCTCGCCAGACGCTTCGTAGTACGCCAAGATTCTCCACTGCATCGCCACCCGCTGGGCAAACCAGATTGCGGTGTTGTCCGCGCGGCCTAAGTCCCAGTAGGTGTTCACCGGGACCGTTCTGTCGTATGGAACCGCGATGATCCGGTTTTCTTCCTGCGCCCGTCGCATCTCCTTTGCATAGACGACGCCCTCGAGCATCTGGATCGTGTGACCTTCCCAGACGTTTAGGTAGTAGTCCGGATCGCGGCGCTTGTCCGCTTCCATCTCGGAGAGCAGTTCCGGCGGGAAAAACGGATTGTCCCGCCAAGTCATCTTGATGACGAATTTTCTCTCGGAATCCGTCGAGTCGACGACAAATCTCTGATAGGTGTAGTCCGTCTCGAGTTCTGGATTGAACGTCATCCAGATCTCACTCCCGTCCTTTCGAATAGTCGGGATCAAGATGCCCCAGCTCGCCCGAGACACCTTAACCGCTTCTTCCACCCAACAGTAATCAATACCCTCATACGACTTGATTCGGGTCGTGTTGTTCTTGATTCCTTCAAACGCAAAACTCGTGCCGTTCCGGCCGACAATCCGCGATGCTTGGATTTCGTAGAAATCTCCCAGCCCGAGGTTGTTGATCTGGTCCGCCAGCAGTTTGTGGACAGAGTCGGTGATGGAGTTTTGAAACTCGCGGGCGCACAATACCCGGATCGGCCGTTCGGCTCCAATCAACAAAAGCGCCCGGGCGACACCCCAACTCCGCCCGGCACCACGTCCCCCATACAGAATCTTAAATCTCTTCGGCTGGAAGAGACATTGGAGTTTCTGCGGGAATTCTGCTTCAGTCATAGCGGGGGGCTTTGTCGGACAAACGATGTGTGAAGGGGGACAATCTTGACGACTTATGAAGAAGGGCGAATTGCTCCGCCCTTCCGTTAAATCGTCAGAGTTCGGCGCTCGCCTGGATCACGCCGGAGCCATTGTTCGAGTACAGGAACGAGGTTGTTCCGGCGGCGCCGAAGGCTGCCGAACTGGTACATCCCATGAGTACCGAGTTGGTATTGACCGCAGTCGATGCAACAGCACTCGCCGTCGCCAGTGCCGTACACGCCGAGACCGCAGTCATCGCGGTAGTCGTATTCGCCGCAAAGCCCGCCGTGTAAGTCATCGTCGGGATGATTCTCATGGTCTGCGGGAATGGCAACCAGCAGAGCGCAAGGGACGTGGTCGAGTTGGCACAGGTTGCCACCGGCGTAATGGCGGCACTTTCCGTGACCCGGAAGTAATACGCCTGTTGCAGCGTAGTCTCCACCGGAGTCAAACGGTGTTCGAAATCCAGCATCGAATACGCCGTATCGGTCCCCGAGGTCCGAGCAGAGGCCCCCGGATTCGCAGCAAGCTGCGCCCCGGTGAACTCAAACCAGTCATCTGCCCCGGCAGTACCAACCGGAGTGTAGCAGATTTTCACCCCGACCTGAGCCGCAGTCGCCGGAATGGTCGCGGTCACGGAGTACTGGGTCCAGGTCGTGCTAATTGTGACAGACGTCGCCGTTGCCGCAGCATAGCCAGTCCACGCCCCAGTCGAGAAGTTCGCGGCGCTGCCATTCGCCCCTGTACCAGTCGCCACCGTCGCGGTCACATTGTCAAGCGCGGACGAGAAATTCGCCCCACTCTTAGCCCAGAACGAAAACTCGACCAGTTCCCCGGCATAGTTGTATGAGTTCGCACTGGACAGTACCTGGCCCACACAGACCGGAAGTACCCCGGTTTCCGACGCCGTCCGCTGCACCCGGGCACTACCCCCGAAGCCAGTCGGCTGACTCGCCGTTTCCTGGATAATGGTGAACGCCGTGCCCGTTCCCGAGAGCCCCCACCAGCGATCTGGGCCATACAGCAGCGCCGTCGTGATCGACGCCGAGGTTGTTCCGCGCTGCCATAGATTCTGCCCGAAATCCCCGCCGATGAGTCCATTTCGCCAGGAATCCAGATTCCCGCCGATAAAGCCCGCCAGCTGATCCGTCGTCACGGCTTCTGTCGCCGGGTTCAGCCCCGACGTCAGATTCGTGTCCATCGGGATGGTCTCGTCCCCGGTCAGCGGAAGCGTGAGCGGAACACTTCCCGCCACGGGAAGACCATTCGTGTAGAGACCCGCGGCGAGTGCCGGGATCGTCAAGGCTGCCGCGACCAGGGCGGCGAGACCCATTTTCTTCCAGTTCATTTCATTTCTCCATGATCTGCGGCATCGCCGCCACGTTCCGTGCGGAGCACGGAATCACACGCCATTCCCGAGATACTTCTTCGTATCCGAG